ATTGAGACGTGCCCCGCGCACGGGTTGTGAGAGGGAACGCAGATTGCGATCTCTCACTATGCCGTGGGGATAGGTTTAACCCGCTTATTCCATGTTTTACTGGGTCGCCAAAATGCTTATTACGCAGCAGTGGATGGAGGAAGCAGGAGAAGAAGATGTATATTTTAGTGTAAATAAAACACCAACCACCACAACCACGACGACAACAGAAGCACCAGTGATAGATGACAGGCTCTTTGCTTTTAGCTTGCCATCTAACCCCGAGCGTAAGCACAGCCGGGGAAGACGCAACAAACTGTACACGATGTGCGGAAGTGATATCACGCAATATTGGGGAACACAGCGTGTTATGAGAGAAAATTTCGCACAAAAGGGTGTTAATGCCAGAGCCGCTCGAGAGAAGATCGAGCATGCAAAGAAGAAACGATTTGCATTGAGGGGTGCTCACTTCAGGCCTGGTTCGGGTAAGGCGTGGCACGTAGCCAAGACGCCAGAAGAGCGAAATAAGATGTGCCTAGTCAAGAGGATTAAGGCAGGCACAAATAATCCAAGGAAAGAGAAATTGAAACGTGCTGCTTGGGCCAGGTTGGATCGACCCGCCAAAGCACAAATTGTACAGCCTAAGAATTATGCGGCTTTCCTTGGGAGGTTCAGAAGAATCGGTGATGCCAGCGGTGAAGTATGCTGCATCCAGTGCTTGAAACAAGTGAACTCAGAGAAGAAGGTATTGTCCGAGCCCATGATGAGAAAGCTCATCCAAATTCTACTACAGCGTGGCTGTGTGGAAGTTCACCCTGGGCCAACAGGCAAGGGTGAGACAGTGCGGAAAAGGAGAAAGAAGATAAAGCCCGGAACACACCTGTCGCACAGGCGTGTGTGTACTTCACCGGACGAAAATATGCCGCGGAATCGCAGCAAAGGCAAGGAGAAGGAATCGGATCCTGAAGATAGATGGTCAGGTTCGGAAGCGGCTGTTTCTGAATCTGACGATGGAGCCAGATTGGCGGACGTTTTTGATGAATGTGCCGCATCAGGTAATAATACCACCACCACCACCCAAACCACTGCCCCGGAGGTTATTGAGAAACGAATAGATGAAATGGAAGATATCATGAGTAAAGATGATATCATCGAGAAAAGGGCAGAGATAGATGCACAACGGGCTGAGCAAGGTCTCGAGACCCGTGTCATGAAAAGTGCAAGAAATGGGGTGGTTATCAGGACCACGACGAAGAAGGGAGCAACAACTCTGAGAACAGTCCCCCCGAAAGAAACCTCTGACAAGCAAAATGATGAGGATCATAAGCGCATCCAGGTTTTCCGAGGCCATAATCTGACAGACGAGGAATGTAGGCACGTGGTCACTGACGTGTTCTACGGAGATCCTATGTCTGTAAAAAGAAGACGTGAAGATGTTTTGGGAGAAGACCAAAGGCTATGCATACAAGGTGGTGTAAAAATGGCCACCAAAGGTTTGGAAGTCGAACTCGTGTCGTATGTTGGTGTGCATAGTTATCTGTGCTGGGGCCCAATACCCCGGATGTTAGTATCATGTCGTATAGGTGGAACGTGGTATGGCGCGTTCTGGATGATATGGTATTTATTTAAATATATGCCCGTCACTGCCCTGATATCCTTGACTTTAGGTTACTGGATTTTCTCATTTTTCTTTTGGGTAGTGTGGCTTTTTGCAGCTCAAATTGTAGTTTTTCAGATAGCAGCATTAATTAAGAGTAGTACTTTGGTGTGGGGTAGGAAGCAGTTTACATACATACCCCATTGTTTGAGCGTGTGTTTATCTGAAGCAGGCATCCGGTCCGATACAACTCCTGAGCAGTATCAACAGATAATACTGCGAATGGCCTGCTTGAACATACCAGATAAGGTTTTTACTGAATGGACAACTGCGACTATTAGAATGGCGCAGCTTGTTCGTGAATACGAGAAGGGTTTTCGGCCAGTGCCCGAGGACGTAGACTTTATCAGCGTGTCGCGTCAATTATCTGGTGTGTGTGTTTCACAGCCATCAGATTCATTTCGTACGCGTGCTTCGGGCGGTTCGGCATACGTGCAGCAAGGTATTTGGAGAAGCTTATTCAGAAGCTACTCCGATTGGGTCCAGGAATCCGCACTTCCTGCCTTAAAAGGATATTCGCAACGGGCTACAGACATTGTGAGTCCGGCTTGGCAAACCTTGCAGAACCAGATAACGGGGATAAAATTACGCGTGAGGCGGTCCCCAAGAGTAGAAGTAAGAACTTCAGGAGATTACAATTCGGCGCTGTTCCAGGATATGCCCCAATCAGCGTCGATAGGAACGATTTCAGCACCATCAAACAAGGATTCTTCAAGCGAGTCGGAGGAACAACTAGGTTCTTCACGAATGATCAGGACTTACAGAAGATTCAAAAACATGCGGAAAAACTTGCGCAATCGTTACCGTCGTTGGGCGCATCTAGGCTCAACGTACACGATTGGATCCATGGGCTCAAATTCAACCAGCACCGAAAAGATCAGTATACCGCTGCGGCAGCCAGAAATTTCGAGGCCAGACCTAGCCCAAAATTGGCGCACATTGTTAAAGGATTCATCAAAGTTGAGCAGTACGAGGTCTACAAGTACTGCAGATGGATCAACTCGAGAATAGATGATTTTAAGGTCTGGTGTGGGCCTCTGTTTCACCAAGCAGAGCAAATTGTATATACACATATAGAAGCATTTATAAAGCACACACCAGTTAAAGAGAGACCGGCAAAAATAGCAGCATTGGACAGGCACGCACTATGGAAAAAGATACAAACGGATTGGACATCAATGGAAAAACATTTTAAGAAGAGGGTCATGGATGCTGTAGAATGGCCCCTTTACAATCATCTGTTTAAAGACTTCAATCAAGAGGACATCATGTTCTTACACGCCGTCTTGACTGGGAGGAATAAAATAGTATCAAATGGTTTGCTGAGGGCTATTGTGGCGGCCACGCGCATGTCCGGGGAGATGAACACATCATTGGGGAATGGCTGGGCGAATTATGTGATTTTTGATTACATAGTTTCGTCGAAAGGTGGCGTTTGGGAAGGGTATGTCGAAGGAGACGATGGCATTTTCGTTTCATCCGTAGAAGTCACCGCGGAAGATTATGCCAAATTGGGTTTTGATGTTAAGGTAAATGAGTTCGATCACGCAACACATGCCAGTTTTTGCGGGATTATAAGCGCGCAAGATGGCACATTGATTAAAGACCCAAGAAGAGTATTTTCCTCCTTCGGATGGACCCATTCCTTCATTAATGCAGGAGAAGATATCATGCAACAGTTATTACGCGCAAAAGCATTGTCACTAGCATATGAAGCACCACAGTGTCCCATCGTCGGCGCACTATCAAGAGAAGCTATAAGGCTGACGAGGGGCTACGAAGCGAGATTCGTAGAGGATGGTTATCATAATTATGAGAAAGTACCTAGAGATGAAAAAGACATCGAGTCTTTCCATCCTAGCACCCAAGTTAGAGAGCTTTTTAGTGACATTTTTCACATCACACCGGCAGTTCAGTGCCAGTTAGAAGACGCGATACGCAGACACGATATGGACTTAGTGGCGAGAATTATACCAGCCAATCCAGATTCGTTTGATTATGAACTTAAATTTGTCTGCGAGGGATGAGGAGG